GTAGACATACCAATCTCATCACCATCTTCAGTTTTGAGTACAATTTCAGTTGGCATATGAACAATATTGTCGTCCCAATCAAATGCGTAATATTTCATATCGGGACTTCCTTTTTCCGTAAAACCTTCCCTAAATTCTTTTTTCATGTTTGGCTAAAAAGGGGGGAACTAGTCCCCCCATATTTTATTAGATATTTTCGAAAGTCGCACCTGCTGGTGTAATCAAGAATTCGATATCGATGAATTCAAGAGACTTCGTAGGTTTAAGATAAATTTTACCTGTTAGTGTATTTCTGTCAAGATCTTCAGGAGATGAAGAAACTGTTACACGGAAATCGTAAACACCTCTGTCTCTTCTGATTGAATCCATGATAGGGTTCACACTATCCAAGAATTGTTGTCTTACGATCTCGTCGTTTTGTTCGAACAACAATCTTACAGCTACTGCCGAAATCAACTTACGAGCTTGTAATAGAAGTCTTCTAACATTAAGTCTATCAAGAGCAGATTCTGCAACTTGTAGAGTTTTGTTACCCCAAATTACTGTACCTACATCAGAGAAGGTTGCGATTGGGTTAATTCTTCCTTGATACAACGTATCTCTGTTTTCTTGAGTTAGTTTGATTCTCGCTTTGATTGAATTAACAAGACCTCTTGTGTAACCCGCTGATGCGTACCATGGGAAAGCAATGTTGTCTGTCAATGCTAAGTTTCTACAAACCTCACCTGTTGCAGGAATATAAAGTTGTGTGTTATTAACAGTATCTCTAGTTAAGATCCAAGGATAGTATGTCGCTGTATAGTTAGAGTCGATACCTGTTTCTTCCAAATTGTTTACCGCTTCGGTTGGGTAAATTAAACCTACGTTATCGTAAGTTGTTGGTAGGAACATATCATAGTCAGGAGTAGTACAGATATAGATAGAATCTGCTCTGTCATCCTCAACCATGTCAACTGAGTATTCAACAAGACCACTATTGTTTACATAATCAATACCAGGAGTAACAAACACGTTAATGTTAGTTGCTTCAGGATTTGCAAATGTTGTAATACCCAATTGGTATGCGTAGTAGTCACTACTTCCCCAATTTGATACGTTATCACCGTATGCATAATCTCTGAAAGCACCCCATCCTGTAGCTGAAGGATATCTTGAAGTAGGACAAGCTCCTTTTAAGTAACCTGAAGCACCTAAGATATATTCATCAGTGTTTGTTCTAGATTCTCTGTAGATATCCCAACCGTCAAAACCACCAGCGAAACATAGTGTGAACTTTCTTGCGAAGATTCTGTAGTAAGGATTCTCAGGAGAAGTTGGTTCAGAGTTGAAACTAGCATCTCCAACCTCGAATGCTGTTTGACCACTGGTCATGAATGTATTTGCAATTGTAACAACAGTCGCACCTGAATCCATGTGGAAACCTTTGGTTCTATAATTGAAAGGAATTTCAGCGTTTGTACCACAATGGTTAGCTATGTTTTGGAATCCTTTAAATTGTAAGAACGATTCATCAATACCAATTGTATTAGAGAAACCTAAGAAAGTTCTTCTTACGTTATCACCTGAACTTGTAACCACATTAGATCCACCATTAGTTGTTCCAAAAGGAGGGTTGTAAATTACTTGACCAGGGAAATTATATGCTGTCTTATAAATTGGGATTGGTGATTGAGTATTACCTTGATAATCTCTCATAGTATAACCCTCGAATCCACAAGGAAGTGCATCGATTGGATATTCTTCTGATAACTCAATCATGATGTATGCTGAATTCAGAGGATACTCCCCATCTGAAGAACCAATTTTCTTAGCCACGAATGAGTTAGAATTTGGATCCATTGTACAGTTAGTGTATTTCTCAAGAACTACAGGATTAGCATCTGTATCGAAGAACGATCTAACCATGATATCAAATGTCGAGTTATTGAACGACATGTTCATGATTGAGATTTTAACTTGTGTATTTGCCGCGTCTCCATCAGAAATAGAAACGAATTTGAAAAGATTATAAACTTTATTACCTCTAAGTTCAGAAACAACCCAAGGTGTTCTTGGACTTTGGTATTGGAATAGGTTGTTAGCAATTGATGTCAAATCTCCGTTTCTAGCTTCTGGTAAAGCTACGAACTCAGAATTGATACCACGAATGTAACCGTTATTGTAAGACCAGTTTAACATTGTTTGATAAACTTCCTCCACGAATACAGGAACATCCAATCTTGATTTTGAGAAATTAGAAATACTCAATACTTTTGTAATATATTCGGAGTCTGAAGATTGGAACGAAGTCTCAAATGAGAAATTGTCACCTTCATAAGTTGTACCCGTAATTGCAAAAGTTGAGTATGGATTTGAAGTCAATCCTGAATATGAACCTGAAATATCCAATCCAAGATCTGTTAAACCAGATACTTGATATCTTGGACCCGCAGTTGTTGCATTATAAAGCGAAATACCTCTTGATCTCAAAGTAGCAACAACAACGTTGTCGTACTCAGAGTAAGAAGTACCTGAATAATAATAAACCGAACCTGACATAGCACCTGAGAAAGTAGCATATGTTGCTGAACCTTGACCATTAATTGTTGATACGTAGTTCAAGAATGAATAACCACTATATCCTGTCTGAGAAGTATTTGGTTTGTCGAAGGTTGCGTAATACCACTCATCGTTTGATTCTGCGGAGAACACAATATTAGAGTTATCCAAATCACTTACACTGAAAACGTTAGTAACATCTGTGTATGTACCACCCGTCAAATCTATTAAATCTTGTGTATCAATAGCACCATACACATACAAACTCGATCCTGAAGTTGCTCCTGAAGCGTTTGCAATACCCATAATTTGAGCCTCAATATCATCTCTTAAAGATGAAGTCGAACCGTTATTTTGAGTATACGGTGTATCAAGGTTATTCCAAATAATACTTGGCATTGTACCTTGAGTTAGATTTATTGTCCCTCCACTGTTTCCTGAGAAACTATAGACGAAATCTACAGAAGAACCTGAAGTTCCAATTGTATTAGGATTCACATTTGCTATTGTTGTGAATGACCATGAAGGACCCGCATCATATCCTGATAAACCAAGAATTCTTGTAACGAACAATTGGTTTGATTGTTGAAGATATGACTTAGCAATGTAAGCCGCTTCATATTTAGGGATTTGAGTGTTCACAAATTTCTCAGGAGACGTAGGTCCAAAGAGAGCTTGGAACTGATCAAAACTTGTTATGAAAATTGGTTCGAAGGCTGGGCCGGTCAAGGTCTCCCCAACGATACCTAAAGTGGTTACCCCCACACTCTGAGCCACGAATGATAAATCAGTCTCTGTAGTGTAAACACCAGGTGATACGAATACTTTTTGTGCTGTTGCCATTATTAAAAAGTTCTAGTTGAATTTATTTTATTCATAAATATTAAATTAAAGACAAAAATCTTTGTTCCCGCATATGTATTTGTAAATCAGGATATTTAATTCTGCCTTTTTTCTGCCCATGAAAACAACGTCAAAAACAAAGAAAGAGATAAAGAACATCAAGATCTCTATTGAGTCCCACGAAAGGTTGAGAAAATACTGTGACAAGAGGGGTTTGAAAATCTATAAGTTCCTTGAAAATTTAATCATGGAAAAATGTAGAGAGAAAACCGATTTGTACGGGGAAGATTAGACGAGACTTGCAATATAGAGTAAAGACGAAGGTGCCGAAGGATCCACAGGAGTGATTTCAAAACGAACAACATCTCCTGAAGTTACCTGTATAGTGTAAACGTTTTGTCCATAGTAATAATCGTTCAGATAAACGTCCCAACTATCAACATTTATATTACTACTATAATTGAAATTGGCGGTATAATTGTAAGTCTCGGTATAAGCACTTTCACCAACAGCGAAGTTGAATGTTAAAGGAAACTCGGTTGCGTTTTCAGGATAAACTCTTTTAGATCTCCTTCTTTTCGAATTACTTGTTTCTAATAACTGTACGGTCCTTGAGATTGCGGGTTTCACTTCGAACTCCTCTTCATCAATCAAGAATCCCATCATAAGAAAATCATAACTTTGAATGTAATATTTTCTTTTGTCTAATTCTAAAACTGATTCATTAGAAACGTTCTGAAGAATTATTGGAACGTAGTGCCCTTTAACAAATGTGTATGCTTGACGGGAAGCAAATTTTTGCATTACAATCTTATTCAATTGATTCAATTCACGCATTCTATTACACATGAACTTAAGGCTGTAAATTATATCGACAGGTACAGGTTGAGGTATTGTGTAGATATCCATACCCTTTCTTTGACCGTCCCATGTTGGAACAGTTGCGAAATAATACTGTCTTCTGTTGGGGATATTGTAAATCAAAGCTGGGTTCGATCCATATTTTACATCAGGATTTCTTACCACAGTCATGAAAGGAACTTTAACGTTCTTATCTAAGTCAGAAAAATTCCAAGTCTCAGTAAACTGAGCCCAGTTCTGTGTTGTAATCATGATATCCACGACTGGTACAACTTTACCCGAAGTAACCGTTTCCAAATCGTTCTTTACAAAATCCAACATACCTCTATCCAAATCAGCATGAAGAACAGACTTAGGTAAATAAGTTCCATCTCTTGTGATATAATCCAAGAGTTGTTCCCTACGAGCAAGTAACTCTTTCTGAGGAACTAAATCAATCTGTTTTTTTACTTGTTTAGGAAAAGGCATTATGGTTCTAATAAATAAATTTTATTTGATCCATTTACCAAAGCAACTTGTGATGCTTGGTAAATTGGTTCCTGAGTTGATTTTATAACGAACGAATCATTTACATAAGGGTTATACGAAATAACATCACCCCCATCTAAATTCGGAATTTCTTCACAAGGATATTCACAATAATCCTCCAACGTACCGATTACAAACGCGTGAACGTTTTTGGATTTCTCTTTTCTAACTTTTTCTTTCCCACCCTTTCTAACACGAAACTCAACATCTGATAGAACCACAAAATCTGCGTGTAGAACTACGAGACCACTTTTCTGAATTGAGAAAGTATGTTTGTGTAGATTATAATACACCATTACCTTCTGACCCAAAAGGTTATCACGTAACAAAGATTCTTGTGATTCAGATATTAAATAAATCATATTCCTCTAAATTCATTATCATTTACGTAAGTGGCAAGTATCGTCCTGTAGAACGGTTTATAACCACCATAAGTGTGTTTATTATCTGAATTAACCCTCCCATCATCAACCACACTATAATATCTAACACGGCTTTCAGTTTCATAATAACCTATGTAATCTCCAAAGTCGATTGAAATTTCAAGGTCGTCCAACGTTTGTTGATAAACAGAAACCTGAAGGTTTCCTGGCTCTGATTGGTTAATTCTTGATCCACCAAGCATTTGATTGGTAGGAGGTAGTATTTTCACATAACCCTTAAACTCTACAGGTGGTAAAAATTGAATTCCGTCCTCGAGAGCCTCTCCATAAACATCATCAGTCTTAGTCTTTTTCTTATCTACCTTGTATAAAACTAATGTGAAATTCAAATCACCCTCAAGCCATTCTTCACCCATGCCAATATCAAGGGCAAAATCTTCCCCACCGAAAAACTTACCTAACCTTGTTATTGGGACCTGTCTATCCATATGTTGATAAATACATCGGAAAGAATTATATTTGTCTTAAAAATTGTTATGAGAATAAACCCACCCACCAAAATATATTTGGATAAAAGTCCAATACATGGGATAGGTGTGTTCGCCAGCGATAAAATCAAAATATGGGAAGTGATCGAAATCTGTCCCATTGTTGACATCAACTTGAAAGACTCTGATCCATCACGTATTCTAATAGATTATAGATTTAACTGGCCTCAAGGTGGAAACCCTGAGAAACAAGTAGTTTCTGGTGGTTATGGTATGTTTTATAATCATAGCGAAAAAGCAAGTGCCGCTTGGAGATCTAACAAAGAAAATAACACCTTTGAGTTCTACGCATTGAGAGAGATCGAAAAAGGGGAAGAGATTTTGGTTTACTACGGGTCCGAAGAATATTGGGACATGATAAAAAGAGTTAAGGAAGAGAACCGATGAGTGACATATCAATAGAATCTAAAGCACTTTCAATTTTGGAAACCTACGAAGGTTCCAACAATTATATTCAGGAACTCAAACGTAAATTCCAACTCAACAAAAAGTTCTATCCAACAAGAAGTCAATCAGAATACATTATCAATAACCACGATAAACAACCTAAAGTTGCAAAGAAGTGGGCAATGTTAGACACCTATTTCGCACAGAAACTAGCTAACGATAAACTTTATACTCAAATACCCGAAAAGGTTTGGGTTGAAAAGTTGTTGGCTGAGAAAGACAAAGCATACCACATTTGGGGTAAAGTTTTCGAATCAGAATCACTTCACGAATTTTGGTTACCAAAAGCAGCTGTGATCAAAGACCACACCGTAAAAGATGTTAATATCAACTATGAAAAATATTCTAACAGACCACCACTCAACCATCAGAAAGAAGCTATCCAAAAGTTGGTTGAAAATAAACGTTACGTTTTGGCGGATGATATGGGTCTTGGCAAAACTACGTCTACCATTATAGCTGCCCTCGAATCAGGGGCGAAAAAGATTCTGATTATTTGTCCAGCATCTTTAAAGATTAACTGGCAAAGAGAAATAGAAAATTACACACAAAGATCTGTATACATTTCCGAAGGTAAGAACTTCAGTACGGAACACGACTTTGTTATTATAAACTATGACATTATAAAAAATTTCCATGACCCTAAAAAGAAAGATGATTCGCAGATTCTTAGAGCCGGTTTTGATTTGGTGGTTATTGACGAAGCACACTATATTAAAAATCCTCAAGCCCAAAGGACCAAACTCATCAACGACTTTGTAAAAAGAGTTGACAGACTTTGGTTATTAACTGGTACTCCCATGACTTCAAGACCCATAGATTATTATAATCTCTTGAACCTCGTGGATTCTCCTGTTGCCAAAAATTGGATGGCTTATGTTATCCGATATTGTGAGGGGTATCAGTTCAAAGTTGGTGCTAGAAAAGTTTGGAACGTTATGGGTGCGTCCAATCTTGAGGAACTTAGAGACAGAACATCCAACATGGTCCTAAGAAGGTTGAAAGAAAATGTGTTGGATCTACCTGACAAAATTATTACCCCTGTTTACCTTAGACTGAAGTCCAAAAAATATGAGGAAGTTATGGGTGACTATTACAATTGGTACGAAAAAAATCCTGATGAAAGTAAATCACTAACAGTACAGTTCACCAAACTAACTGAGGTAAGACAAGTGATTGCGAATGAGAAAGTTTTGAATACAATTGAATTAGCGGAAAACATTATAGAACAAGGTAAAAAGGTTATTATATTTTGTAACTTTACAAACTCATTAGAACAGATTGTACAACACTTCGGGAAAGCGGCAGTTAGATTAGATGGATCAATGTCAAAACCCGACAGACAAAATAGTGTAGATAAATTCCAAAATGATGATAAAGTAAAAGTGTTCGTTGGTAATATAAAAGCAGCTGGTGTGGGAATTACCCTGACTGCCGCTGAAGCTGTTATCATGAACGATTTATCATTTTTACCGTCCGACCACTCTCAGGCGGAAGACAGAGCATATAGATACGGACAAAAAAACAATGTGCTAGTTTACTATCCAATATTTGAAAATACCATAGAAGGTATCATTTACGACATACTCAATAAGAAAAAACAAGTTATTGCTACGGTGATGGGTGATGTAAAGAATGATGTAGATATAGTAGAAGAAATTATGAAACAAATTAACCAACGTAGACAATAACGAACTTACGGATTATTTATAGAATAATCCATTTATATGAATAAACTAGAACAGAAGATTGAACAACTTGAAAAACAAATTACAGAAACACACATTCAAGAAGAAACCAAGTTGTTAATCACAGAAATGAAAAAAATAGGAATAGAAAAATTACCCTATTCTTACTCAGCCCTCAAAGGATTCATCGACGCAGAAACGATGAACTTCCACTACAACAAACATTACAAAGGCTATGTTGATAAACTAAACGACGCACTTTCTAAGAAAAAATACGGCGATCTCGATTTGGAGAAGATAATAAAATCGATATCAAAGTATGACAAAACAATAAGAAACAACGCGGGTGGTGCATTCAATCACGCATTGTTTTGGAATATGTTATCCCCAAAACCAATGAAACTAAAAGGGGAACTCGAAGAGAAAATCAAAAAACAATATAAAAATTTCAACAACTTCAAAAAAGAGTTTGAAACAATAGCCAAAGAAAGATTCGGATCAGGTTGGGTTTGGTTGGTATTAACGAGTCAAAACAAGTTGAAGATAATGTCAACTCCTAATCAGGACAACCCGCTGATGAATGTAATTGAAGGTGGGGGTTTTCCTTTATTGGGTCTTGATCTGTGGGAACACGCTTATTATTTGAAATACAGAAACAAAAGAGACGAGTACATTGCAAATTTTTGGAAAGTGGTAAATTGGGACTTTGTTTCAAAAATGTATGAGATGAAGACGGAAACAAAATTAGCTGAGTCTATAAAATTCAAACAGATTTTATCTGAAGGAAAATCAGAGAAGTGTTCTAGTGAGTTTGTTGAAGCTGTGAGAGTAATGTTTAATGTAAACAAAAAGATAAAATACGAATACAGTGCTAATATCAACAACGTATTAAGAGAGGTATTCAGAGAAAATTGGGCCGAAAGGGACAATCAAGGAAACATGGCCGGTGTTTATAATTTGGAATCACCAGGTAGATCTGTTGTAAATAAACTAAACACCAACTACAACGCTTTTTGTATATTGGTTAACGATATAAATAAAGTGATCAAATCTATTGATCCGAAAAAGCCGTTGATAGATTTTGTTGGTAAGACTCCAGGCGAACAACTTGCAGAAATAACAAGATTCAACAAGGCAATAGACCATTTTAAATTCAGAATATTTGACAAGGAAAGTTCTACATTCCAAAACTTAATGAGAACATTGATTGATACTGACTCAGCAGGAGAAAAAAGGGAAGAAATTACAGTTGCAATCATCAATAGATTTTTGGGAGCAGGATCCGCAGTTAAAACTGGTGGGTTGGGAGACGAAGAAGATATGACAAAGGGTATCGACGCAAAAATCACCGTAGACGGAAAAGAATACACCGCACAAATCAAGGGGTTCAAAGATAGAATAGAAAAAGGTGATAAGATAATTCTTACAGGTACAGGTAATGTCAAACAATATTCAACAGATTGGATGATTTTCCAAAAAGGAAAGAATGTTCTCATATTCAATAAAAAACCAAATATCATCGGTGGAAACTTCGTGTTTCCTAAAGACGCTTTGTTGTACGATATAAAATAACTTTTAGAAAGTATTTATATTATTATGGCAGTAATCGGAGAACCAGAAAGAGGTCGAATTTATACACGTATCAAACATCAGTTAGGTGCCCCTCTACGTTCGGTAGAATTGGAGGATGAAATGATGGATTCTTTGATGGAACTATCAATTCAAGATTATACACAATACACTTTAGATTGGTTGATCGAGTCACAATGGGTTAACTTAGTTAACTTAAATATGGATGAGAAATCTGTTGCCAAAGCATTGGTAACAAGAACAATGGATTTTGAAAACCAATTCACGTACGCATATTCAAAGATTGTTGGTCTTCAAACATCGGGTCCATGGGTTCTCAAAAAAGATTACATTACCCTTTCCGCAAATACACAACTTTATGAAATACCTGCAGGTCGTGAGGTAAACGAGGTTTTATGGTTTACACCATCAGAGATGACATCAGGATTATTTAATCCGTGGGGTGGTGGATTTGCAGGAGCACCTGGTTTAGGTGGTGGAGCTGGCTATGCACAAATGGGATATCAAGGTTCATACCTTATGACATCTGGATTCGACATGTTATTACGATTACAAGAAGTTAACATATTGAACCGTATCTATGGTGGAGATCTAACATATAGAATAACAGGTTTACCTGATGGAAAAAAATTACTTCAACTTTATAATGTACCGGGAGGTAGGTTTGATTGGGGTACAATTGGGTATAATCAATACCGTGTATGGTATTGGTACTATGAAGTTGGTCCTGAAGATAGGGACGCTTGTTTGAAAGCAAACCCCGATATAATAAAACTTCCCTCAGATGTTCCTTTGGAAACATTAGAATGGGAAGACCTTAACGTACCTGCACAACAATGGGTTAGAAGATGGTTTACCGCATACTGTAAAGAAACTTTAGCGAGAGTTAGAGGAAAATACAGCGGTAATCTAAAAACGCCGGACTCTGAAATTACTATGGACTATCAAAGTCTATTAACAGAGGCGAAAGATGAAAAATCTAAACTTGAAGAAGAATTAAAACTTAGATTAGAACGCTTACGTCCTGAAAAGGTAATGGAAAAAGAAGCCTTGTTGGCAGAAAATCTGAACAAACAAATGAAGTTCAGAGCGTTTCCAAGACAAATATACGTAGTCTAATGTCAATTATTAAATCACTCCCATCTCAAAGATTATTTGAGGGAAAAATTATCGAAACTTCTGAAATTTCATTAGTTAATAATGAAGATTATTACATCACAAATGGTGAAGATTGTATTATCGTAAGAGGTGACAAATCTACAACAGTAAAATTACAAAGCACTACTACTGATCATGTGGTTGTTAAAGCCTTGACACACTTGATCATCCTTCCTGATGTAGGAAAGATTGATGAAGAGTTTGACGAAATCACATGTGATAGAGGTGCCTGTATCGAGTTCAGATATTGTAACGGTAATTGGTATATCTTATCATCAGACGGTCTGAAGCAATCCTAATTTTTCTTGCCAACCTTCCTCAGCCAATTCGTACATATAATCGGGTTGTAAACCTCTACGGTGCCAATAGTTCAATTCCTGTTCTGTAATATCCAACACATCTTCTTTCAATTTGTCTTGGTCACCTTCTTCGAATGGTAATCCATTTATTAGTTCACATTGACCTGTTGTGAATATACCTCTATCTGCAGGATCATTAACAATCAAACCATCTCTGACCTCTTGTTTGAAACAAACTAACAAAGGTTCAATTCTTTTGTTGAATGTTGTTACCGCTCTCGGTACATTGTATTCACCTGTTAAATTAGGATTTGTTTCTAAAATATTAGCATCCAACATATAACAGTTAACAACAACGCCATCCGTAATAGGTTTGTATTTCGGATTGATATTAAGATTGTACTCGTTTGTATCTTTGATTTGTTTTGCGGTCATCTTTTGAACATCCCCCTGAGAAGCCTTTTTACCATTATTCACGTACATGATAACATCACCCAAGTTCACACTGAGGTTGTTCTGTAAAGCTAACTCCATATGGGCCATCCTACTCATACTGTTTCCCGCCTTGGTCTTTTGAGTTAATCTTTTCTTATAATCATCAAGAGTAAGTTTTACTTTAGCCCTTTGAGCAATTTTCGATAGAGGTATTTTCTGATCAAATATGATTTGAAGGTACTCGTAATAATACTCGATAAACTCCTTACCCTCACCTTTCAATAACATTTTGATTCCCTTGTCCAAGAATTCCTCAATATACAAAGGTAGCTTTTTCGATTTGATAGAATTGCCAGTCAACTTTATCTTACCCTTGGCATCCATTACTGCGTAATTTTTTCTGGCAAGATTTATACACGAAGGCCACACTCCGTCAGTATCAAGAGCCATCTCCCCTCTCATGAATATGTCGTTATATTCAGCAACGTCAGCATCAGGACCTGTATATTCTTTTCCTTTTTTCACCTTCCAATTAAGTCCTCTACCAATGTACTTGTGTGTATCCACATCTTCAGGGCTCGAAAAGTTTACACCATCCGTATCCATCACAAGTGGAGTGTAACCTTTACTCATGAAATATTTAATCATCTGACGGAGATATTGTCTACCCGTACAAGTAATCTGTTCACCCATATACATGTCACCCCACGCAAAAACCTGTGGAGCTGATAAGGCACCGAACATTGAGTTAATGAATATTTTGATCGGTAATTGTTTGTTTGAGTAAGACGCAGATAGTTGGGGATCCGTGGTGTAATATTCTTCAGCGAGTTGTTTGTATTTGATACGTGTGTCACGGAAATACTTCAACATTCCTTTCATTGCACCTGTTACATCACAATCAGGAAAAACATCATGTACAAGTTGAATAGAGGGGTATAGAGACGAGAAGTCGAGCTTGAGTACATTCTTACTATATCCTACTTTAAGTAGTCGGGAAAGACCTCCTACGAAGTCTGTCTTGTCTTGTTTCGCCGGTATTGAAAGACCGTGTTTGTAAGACCACGCCAACATCAACATTTTCCAAAGTGTTGCGGTACCCATTGTAGATACTCTTTCATAAGTTGTTGGAATCATGGATGCGAGTAAAAATGAAGCCTGATTGAACTCTTTATCCACAGCTAAAGTTTCCTCTAAGTCATCATCAAGATATCTCTCAACAAGATTGTCTCCTGTTGTTTTTATGTATGTTCCAGGGAACTTGATATCAAGATCCGCATACTCTGAAGCCTTTTTGTACTTCCCGTTTTTTACGTTCAACCAGTACTCTTCTTTGGCTGCATACATTTTTCCTATGTTACCGTGATCTATGTAAACACGATCAGGTGCCTCCTTACCTATAAAGGTTGTGATATATTTCAAACCTGCGGCCTTGATACTTGAATTGATTGCCTGAGCTCTACGTACCGCATGTATAATATCGATCACATTATAACCCCAAATTGAAGTTTGTAGATAATCCTCAACTTCGTTTGCAAGTTTCAAAATGGACTCCTTTCTTGTATATGAATGATTTGGGTGTAAGGATTTTACCGCTTTTCTCATATCGATACCAAGTCTTTGTGCTCTTTCGAATATCCAGTGCCAGTCGAAGTTTGCTGAATTATAACCACCAATAATACTTGGTTTGAGTTGGTCAATAATATCCAAGAACTCTATGATTGCGCCTTTTTCTTGTGATTCGTCCAAACACTCAATTACTTTGTGATAACCCTTATTTGTTTTGATTCCGATCATGAATATACGACCATCCTTAGGATCCAATGCATCTGTCTCCAAGTCAAATACAAGTCTTGTTACATCATCATAATCTGTGAATCCTTTGAATAATCTTTTCTCTTTGGAAATTAAATATTGTTCTACGGGAGGCAATATAAGAACTTTATCTTTAGTTTTTTCACCCCATGGATCACATCCTCCATCACGGAAAAACTGAACTAATTCTCTATATCCTTTCAGTGATTTGACTAAGAAGGTAAGACCTTTCTCGAGTCTTTCATTATCCATCGTACCTAGTTTTTCGATGACAATACCGTATTTGGTCATTGCTTCTTTCTGAGCACCTTTGGATCCTTGATAGAAATTAATATTTCTCAAATCACCAACCCACGCAAATGGAATGAATGTGTCTTTTCTGATTTCTTTACCCTTACCAGGTATCTCTTTGATTTTGAAAATGGAGTTTGAAACATAATCAAACTCGATGGCAACTATAAACTGCTCATCATCGTTCCCTTGAAGGAACGCTTCGATTTCTTCGTTTGTAAACATATATTGTAGCGAGTGGTTTATTGGCTTTCACACTATCGTGAAATTTACCTTACTCATCTACAATAAATATAAAAAAAGAAACTCTGTCGTCAAACTAACAACAGTTTGTTGAGGAAATAAAACTCGGTTGAACATTGATGTAAAGTTGTTCTCTTATCGGTAAGATAAGATTCCCTTCGTCACTCTTGAGTAAAAACTGACCTACGTATCTACCAGGTGTGTCGGTTTGCATTGCGTTGAATTGGAAATAAACGTAATACTCAGTTGGGGTGCCAGGTTCTGCAAATGTTTTCTCTACAATACTAGCCGGCGCCGAAACAATCTTAGGAATACCTGTTGCAGTATTAACCATACTGAAAAATATGTTAGATACTTCCAATAAATTCATGAAAGTAACATAATCACTTCTACCGTCCTTCACTATCTGCATTTTGAGCAAAGGAAGCGTGGCATTCTGCATTATAAAAAATTCCATAACAATAAATATATTAGTTAGGATTCTTTACGTAGGCTTCTTTCGTAATGGTCAAATCTATTGTGTTCTGTAGGAGTCATAAGTAAAATACCTGCAAATATTCTATCCTTCTTCATTTCTTGATAGATGTATGACATCCATGTTTGTTCGAAAGGTCTAGCCCATGTTGTTTCTAAGAACATTTTTTTATTACCTTCTTTTGAAACTATTTGTGGCCAATTACAGTAATATATTTCTCCTACACCATATGGGATACCCTGATATGATTGAACTAAATGGAAAGCGGTCTTTGGTGCATTTGGATCTAATCCTAATTCAGGTAGCCTTTTGTTGTTTGGCCAATACTCATCTCTGACGGATTGAGGTACGTTATACCACGCCCATTGTGTTCCATTATCACCAAAAAATTCCGTATAGTTCAATTTCATGAAATCGAATTCTTCCCTGTGGATGATTTCCAAAGTTTTCAAATAGAAATTTTCAACATATCTGTTATATCCATTTCTACAAACACCAACCTCAGGGTAGAAGAACATATCATCTTCGAAGAAATGCATGTAATCTAAATCAGTCTTATCAAAATGTTCAGCAATGAATTGTCTTCCACCGCAGATTCCTAAATTACCACCTTCAGGAACAATATGTTCAAAATCATATTCTTTACAAAGTTGATCATATTCTTCGAAAGTAGAGTGATCTGTAGAATTGTTTAATAAGAATTTTTTAGGCATTTCTAAGAAATTCTTATCGTATGCTTTCATTGAATCAATTAACGTTTTAAATTGATTGGGGCTATTGAAAGTTATAACATATAACCCCACTTTTTTCGGATCCATGGGAGATTTTGACACACCATTAACTTTATGTTCTGTTTTGGGTTCTAACTTATCATTTTTTAAATCCTCGAAGAACTTACCAACGAGACCATTTCCTTCAATTTCAAAGTAATTTACTAAATCGGCATTTTTGTAACACATGATACTGAAAATAGATTCTTCAGTACCCATATACCCATCCCTTAAGGTAGTGTTGAGAAGGTTATAATAGATCCCATTGATTTCAGATATTGAGTCTTTAGGACCTCCGAAGAACCCACCTCTTGCAACTTTTTCCACTTTAGCACCAGCAATTTCATTCATCTTATTAAATTCGAAACCATGGATTTCATTATTTGCTTCGTATGGAAAACATATGAATGAGAACTTAGAGATATATTTGGAAAGTTTATCCAAAACTTTATCGTGTGTAAAATACCCTGGGTGTACCGTATTGGTAATACCACCGTCAAGCCAAAACATATATTTTGAATCAAACCTATCCATTATTTTAGCATCGTGAAGAAGGAACATCTTCGACATAACTAATGGATTGTATAACTCAAGTCTTGATTGAGTCGACTCAGGTAACCACCCTGCAAGGTTTTTCCATTCGGGATTGTTCCTTATTGTCTGTATGTTGTTGTAGAATTCGTTGTTTCTGAACCATTCTACATCTCTCAAAATGAATTGTGTTTTATTTGGATCTCGTTTCTTAGAAACAATCTCTTGTAATTTACTGTCTCCGTAAATTATCATGTTTACATCAAAATCCAAAACTAAGTCGAATCTTTTCATGTAGTCAGAATATGAACGTGACCATCCTTCTGATAATCCGTCACGACCGATATCCCATATCCCCGTTACAATTGTAATATCACTCATCTATTTTATTTATTTCTGTTAATATTTTATAGAAACTTTTATTTCTGTCGAAAAGTGTTGGGTCCGTACCAGGAGGACAATTATCTCTACACCACCATATGTCGAAGTGTTTTCTCTCGAATCTTTCTCTATGATTCACATACATTAGTGTCATAATTTGTTCTTCCATAGGTAAACCTTCTTGAGGATCCTCCAACACTTTTTGAAGATAATCTTCGAAGGTTGTTACCAACCAATTCCAATTTTCTTTTTTACCACCAAATAACCCACCAATGATATGGATAGATCTGTCATATTCTGTATAATATTTTCTATCAACAGTTCCTGACCAATAATTTCTATCATTCTCTTTTCCTATTAAGAAAATTTTATCGCCAGTGAATTCATTCAAACCTGATAAGAAATCATTCTGAAATAAGTTTGATTCATAGTAACGTCTT